GTGTGCTCTTCCGATCTCTCAACCCACTTGACACCGCTTTTAACCTTTTGAGCTTCTATTCTTGCTAGTCTTATCGGCTTATCTATTTTAAGTTCTTCGATTCCTGCTTTAATTTCCACGAGATCTATTTAGATAAATGAATACTTTCGAGTTTAGTGGATCTAAACCTTCTACTTTAGATGAGGCAATTTGTTCTAGCTTACGACCAACAACTTCCGTTTGAGTAGCTAGATTATTGACTATTCCATCTACGATATTCATCTTTTGTGTTAAAACGGCCATTTCAGATAAATCAATTTGTTCTAGTTTAGATAAATCAATTTGTTCTAGTTTACGACCAACATCTTTCGTTTGAGTAGCTAGATCATTGACTATCCCATCTATGATATTCATCTTTTGTGTTAAAACGGCTACCTGATTTACTTCCTTTTGTACCTCTATGTTAAAATCTTTAAAAGTTTGTTTCTCACCTTCGAAAATACGGATAAAATCCACTTTCTATTGTTCAAGTTAGCCAAGTTTACAACCAACATCAGACGAATGAGAAGCAAGATTATTGACTATCACATCTATGATATTCATCTTCTGTGTAAAAACGGACATTTCAGATAAATCAATTTGTACGTGAGTTTTCAGCACTAAATGCAATTGTGTGTGCTTGAGTAGCACGAGCCAACATATAACCACTGACTAGCTAGATCAAGGACAAACCCATATAGGATATTTCATCCCCTGTAATTAAAACACCTAAATGGAAGCTTTTTCAAAAACATTCGAACTTAGATGAACCAATTTGTACGAGCCTACGACCAACAACTACAGTTTGAGCAGCTAGATTATTGACTATCCCAGCTATGATATTTATCTTTTGTGATAATACGGCCATTTCAGATAAATCAATTCCTTCTACTTTAGATGAGGCAATTTGTTCTAGCTTACGACCAACAACTTCCGTTTGAGTAGCTAGATTATTGACTATTCCATCTACGATATTCATCTTTTGTGTTAAAACGGCCATTTCAGATAAATCAATTTGTTCTAGTTTAGATAAATCAATTTGTTCTAGTTTACGACCAACATCTTTCGTTTGAGTAGCTAGATCATTGACTATCCCATCTATGATATTCATCTTTTGTGTTAAAACGGCTACCTGATTTACTTCCTTTTGTACCTCTATGTTAAAATCTTTAAAAGTTTGTTTCTCACCTTCGAAAAACATCTTTCAATTGAGCAGCTAGAGCGTTGACTAGCCCATCTATGATCTTCATCTTTTGTGTTAAAACGGCCATTTCAGATAAATCAATTTGTTCTAGTTTAGATAAATCAATTTGTTCTAGTTTACGACCAACATCTTTCGTTTGAGTAGCTAGATCATTGACTGATCACCATCTAAGATATTATCCATATGATATTCATCCTTTTGTGTTAAAACGGCTACTGATTTACTTCCTTTTGCTATCTATGTTAAAATCTTTAAAAGTTTGTTTCTCACCTTCGAAAATACGGATAAAATCCCCTTCTCTATTGTTGACAGTTAGCCAAGCGTTTAACCCATCGACATCAAAATCTTGGGATATTGCTAGTTCTTGAACTCTTCCATCGGAATATCCAACTTCAGCATGAATCCTACTTGGATCTTTAATATCCCAAGGAATGACAAACTTTGATCCTACAGCCCAATAGGTAACCGATTTAGTTTGTTCGAAGTTTAGTTTTTCCATGATTACTTTTCTATTCATTGTTTTTTAATCCTCTCCAAAGGGGAAGGGCAACCGATGTGGCAATCCCTCATCCCTATTTTGAAACAATCCGATCCTGTCCTTCTCTTTTTTCTGTTGTTGCTTGGCGAGGTACCCAGGATTTAGTTCCTCAAGAATCTGATTAAGGATAAGATGATCGAAAGAGTTCTTGAGATACCACATGTTCATAAAAGGGAGGGTTTTACGAATGGCTTTCGTTGCTTTAACCTTGGAGTTCTCGTTGTCTTTAGTCGCAAGCTCAACGGCTGAAGAAGTTAGATTAGTAACCATCGAGGGCACGGGACCAAATAAGCCCCCAATCGTTGCCCTATCACCTTTTGAGACTAGTTTGGTGAGACGATCCACATAAGGCAACAACGCTCCGTTTGCCAATGTTCCATCATAGAGAACCTCAGGTAAACTAGGATCTTCCCCTCTTAAGAGAGCTTTGATACTCGCCACACCTATACCCGCAAGAGCCATTGTTGCACTATATTGTATCCAGACATGATTTAAAGCCATTGATGCCCCTTTTGGCATCTTGGCTGAGTTCGATAAGTCAAGAATATTAAGAAACATCCCTGTAGGAGTCGTGGTAAATTGTTGAAACATCCGCAACGCTTCACCCGCTATCGTTCCTCTTTTGTAAGTCAAAAGCCCTAAACGTTGACGGTCAAAAAGCGATGTATGCATTGCTCCTCTAACAGAGGTTTGGACATTATCCAGAACAAGAGCGTGCATTTTATTGGACACCTTATCTTTGAGTATGTTGATTTCTTTACGTTTAAGATCCGTGATTTGTTGTTGCAACTCTTGTCGTTGCTCAGGTGATAGTGTCTTAGAATTCTTCAGTTTTTTACGGTGGTACGCGGTTTTATCCGACATTCTTGCGAGATCGCGTAGATCGGCATCTTTAAGGTTTTTTATCGTGCTTGGAGTTCTAGCGTATAGATATCCATCGGGGCTACTCATCGCCTTGGCCCTTTTGATAACGGTAAAATCGGTATCATCCAACTGCTTAAAAAACGCCTTAATCGAGGGATCAAGCCGAGGATCAGCTTTAAGGTCTTTGAGCGAGGCATACGTATCGGTCATTCTGCCAATCTGATTGTAAACAATCAAAGCATGAGAGCTTATGCGTTTCTTATCCAAATATTCAGACCCCGACCACTTATGCATCTTAGAATGTAGTTTGTGACCAATTTGAAAGGCATCAGAACCCTCCATCATATTCCGCCCATGAGCCACAACACCCTCTGCATAAAGCCCGACGTCGCTCAGCAACTCCATCCGCTCCTTGAGAGGCATTTTATTGATTCGTTGGATTGCTTCTTTATCAATCCCAACGCGGGATAGCATTTGCCTGCTGATAAAGCCGTCTTCTAATAGAGCACCGATCGGATGTTGTCCTAGCATGCTGGCTCCTGCGGCCGATCGAAGCCCTGCCATCCAATTCGCCCAACCCGTATTTTCCACGGTCTCGCCATACCTCATAACCTCCCACATTTGGAGCATTGCTTCTTGCCGAACTTCTAGTTTGTTCCGCCCTAACCAATCTTTGAGGACTTTGTTTCCTGCGGATGCTTCCTGATCGTTCGCAATCGTCTGCACAATCATCTGTTTAACAAACGAATCCGCATTCGGCCCTAACTCGCGGGCAATGACAATATCCTTTGACAGTGAGGCCAGTTCGGAAGTGAGAATGGTGTTAACGTTGGTACTCACTCCAAAGTGCTCCATATAATCCATATGAGCTTGGCTGTCTTTAAAGTGGAAAACCCGTTCAAACTCCCGTTTCACACCTACTTCGCTGGAAGGAATAGATGGATCTTTAAAGGATGTGGATCGTACTCTCTCCTCAAAAACCTCACCAACGAAAGACGCTATTTCAGAACGGGAAAGCGGTGTTCCGTCGATATCCTTGTAGCGGGATAAATCAAGCCAATCTAACATGGATCGGACGAAATCGTCTTTTTTAGTCGCACGGAGCTTATCAACACTCATCGGCTGAGGTATACGATTTTTAAAGAATTTGTAGTCAAGACCAGCCTCACGAGCTTGCGAGTGCAGTTCTCTCTGAGTTTCAAAATACTGCTTAACCAAATGTGAAGCCTGTTCGTTTTGAGTCTTCTTACCCACCATTTCATCAAAAACATCCAGTCCAAATTGCTTATCAAGCGTAAAACCGAGGTTTATCGAACCGACTTCGGCGTATTCGTTAAACTTTGAGAGAACTTTCGTTTCAGCGGCTTTAATCTTCATCTCGAGCGGCACTTCCGCCGATCCTGCCTTAAAAAACAACTTGTTAAATAACGCTTGCGATTTCCCATAAACCCCTGCTTGCACCCGATCGAGATCTGAGCGAAGTTGATGCCGTTTATACGCCTCGTCAATAGCGTCGTTTACCGATCGTATGAGTTCTTTTTGGAAGTCCTCTTCAGCTTTAAGTCCCGCTAATCGGTAGCGCTCGGCTTTCGATAAACCTTTTCCGTCAAGACTCACATACGCTCGGACAATTCCATCCTCTAACCGCCTTAACTCCTTCTTCGACAGCTCCCTACCCGCCGCCTTATTCAAAACCTGTATGCATTCTGGCTTCATAAAGATCCTCCTGTTCGTAAGAAGCAGTTGATTGCCTCTTTAATAAGGCTTTTCGTTTTAATTTCTTTAGTCCCCTGCAGTTTCTCTTGTAAACCCTCAAGAACCTCACGAGCCTCTACAGGGTGTCTTTCCTTTAACTCTGAAAAACGATGCATGGTTTGTTCGTCAACATGGGGTAGAGACTCCGTAAACGTTGTCGCATCGAACTTAGCGTGTGGAGCATCCGTAAAATCCGCGCCCCGCATTGGATCAAGCTTTTGATTCCGTTCACCCTTAAAAGGGGAATGATCGGGAGACCCTTCATCGAAAAACTTCCGTGCTGATGATTCTTTCTTAGCTCCTTCTATCTCAGAAAGTTCTCGCTCAACTTCTTTTCTTTTGGGGTGAGGGTGCTCGGCTAGGGGCTCACTTGGTTTTTGTCTATCGGAATGCTCTTTGTACTGCGGTAGTGGCTCGGGTTCAGGTAAATGAGGTTTAAAATGAGGATCTTCAAGGGTGTTGTCGGCTATGGTTTGAAGCTTTTCTTGATCAAAATGTGGATACTCACCCCTAACCAAGCTATCAACCCCATGAGCTAAAGTATCCGTATGAGCCTCATAAGCATCAAAGCTGGTATGCAAGCCAGGGCTAGAAGATTTAACCCCATGTTTATAGGGTAATCGCTCCGTAATACCCTCTTTCAAATCGTTAACAAGACGCAAAGACATATTTTGTACTTGCTTTGAATGCATTCCGCCGAAGAATGCACCGATCAGACCATCTGTTATCAGAGATTCCATATCAAAGATGCGGTAATGCTGTGCCATATCCGGATATCCATGATCTTCTAAAACTTTGGACGACCAACCCCGTTCAACCATACCAAAAGGAACATTCAACACTGCCCCACTTGCGACGGTCTTCGCTATGGATTGAGAAGCAATAGCGCCAGGAGCGAGTAACGCAGACGTATGCACTATCGCCTCCCGCCACGCTAAAGCATCAGCGGTCTCTTTATCCACTCCTTCTATTTGATGGTGTATTGAGCTCTCAGCTTTATGGGATAAGTAAGCATATAATGCTCCTGCTGCTAGTGGAGCGGATTGCAAAGCAAGCCCCGCTGATAGGGTCGGAGGTGTTGGTATAAAGCTTAGCAACTTCCCCGCAAGAGCTGTCCCCGCAATAAAAGGAGCAAGGCTTGTTAATCCTTCAACAAGATGCGCCCCAGTCCCTACAGAATGAGGATCCGTACGGGAACCCCTGTAATAATTGGGTTGGTCGTGCGTTTCTTCCCGAAAGGGGGCAATAAGCTTATCAAAAGACCGTGAAGGTATGTTTAAAATCTCATCCCCTAAACCCGTGTACCATTTAATATCAGGGGAAACACGCGGTCTTTCCGCCCATTCCTTAATATTATCCCTTATATTTTCATCGCTCACTGCGTTGAAATACATGCGTCGTCCTTTCTGTTTTACGGTGCGTGTTCGTTAAAAATTTGGTGTTCATAGTACATTATATTTCTCGACCTGCGTTCATCCAGCTTTACATCTTCCACGTTAATAATGATGGTTTTCCCTTCTTTATCAACTTTCTGATTGCCATTCTTTATGATCATGTATTTCCCAGATCCAACGTTCATGTACTTAGCCTTATAGGGATCATACTCCCCCGTATCTTTCGTCGCATACCATAAACAATCCAAAAAATTATCTTTGTTCATACCACGAGGAGGCATAAGCGTTGATCCGTTATAACTAACGGGAGTGTTTCCTAATACCATCCGCATAGCGTCCTCTACCCGCTTCCCGTTAAGGGTGTAGTTGCCTGTATTTTTCATATCACCAAGTATATAAAGCTTGATGGCTTCCTTATCTTTGATAAAATCACCGCCAACGGTGCTTCGTTCAAGATTAGTGAGAGGTTTATTGATATAAGAGGCATACAAGGTATCAAATTTATTGGATTTATGATCGGTGTTGTATCGGGTTTCTATATCTTTCTTGTGTTTCATCCCATCGAGAACCACCATTGATGCATTCTTCGCATCATCGGAAAACTCCGAACTTAACCGAACAACTGCGGATAAACCGTTATCCTCAATATGGGCAAAAGACGAACGGACGCCCTCCTTGTCACTATCCGAAAGCGTGTTGTACGCCCCTCGGATCAAATCCACCGCCTCCGAAGTTGGACGCTTCACCAGCTGCGTCCTCAATTGATTCTCTTCTGTCTTGTTAAAATGCGAGGTTGTAAGGTTATGGTCATCTTTGATCTTCTTAACAAACCCAGCACGTTGACTAAGGGAGTCGGCAAAACTTTCCTCCGTATCAAAACGAAGCGGGTCGATCTGCTTATGCTTAATACCCCAGCTAATAGCATCTTGATTAAGTTCCTTCATCGATTGCCTGTGGGATTTTTCCAACATTTCCTTGTATTTAGTAGCCATTATCGTAGACGCTAACGATAGCGATGGGTTGGAAGCATAATCATCATCGACCTTTTGAAAAAACTCCTTCGCCTCTGAGGTCGACATCAGCTTAATACGGGCTACATCAGGGGCGGCAGCGAATTTAAGTTGCTGTAAGTTGTAGAGTTCCGTCCCTTGGTCAACCCCGTAAGCTTGCGTATAATCCTCAAGCGAGATTAACTCCGATGGTTTCACCGTGATTCCTTGATTAAGTTGGGCATCGATCCGACGAGCCTGAGCTTGTGTTTTTGTTCTTAGTTTGGTATTAAGGGCGTTATCTCTGCTTAATAGATGTTCGAGAAGATGACGTCGCTTTGTGTCGTCAAGTCGATCCCAACCCGCCAGACCTATTGATTTGCTCACATCCTCAACAATCTCAAGACTACGTTCTCGTGCTGAGGAGGAAACATCGGATAACGAGGTTGAATCCTTCGGTGTGTGGCCTTTTTTGTAAAAAGCACGTATAAAGTTTTCGAAGACCTGAGGATTCCTCTTGTGTGCACCGATAATCTGATTGGTGTTTAACTTCTCTTTGGCCTCACTGAGCAATTTTTGTTTTAACCTGAGGTCAATCGGAAGGGAATCGATGTGATCGGTTATGCTTTGGACCCGTTGAAAATAATTCTCATTGGAAGGATCGTGCAAAACGTGAGCTGCTGCGAGACCCACCGTCATATTCAAGTTATCCTCTTGGGCTCGTTGGGTCGCTCCTATTTGAATATCTACACCTTTTGTATGATAATCGCGTATATCGTGTTCTACCTGAGCTTGAAACTTCTTACGAACATCCCTATGAGAAATGCTCGAAAGGAACCGATCATATGCCGACCGTATCCTCCCGTCTACATACTCCTTGATCTTATCCCCCGCTTGAAGGCTGTCTCTGGTATCCAAACTGTTGGTAAAATCGTGAAAGTCTTGAACAGCTTTAAACGAAAGTTCCGTGTATCGGGTGTTGGCAGTCGCAAAAGCGTTGTCTCGGCGTATCCCTTCTAAGAATTGAGTGGCTTTCCCAAGAGCGTCCCCGAGATCACGCAACCCCGCTTGAGGATTGACGGAGTCCCTCACTGCGTCTTGATTCGGAGTAACCGCCTCCACTAAGGGTTTGTTGGTCGTGATCTCAATCATGAAGCGTCCTTTCCTTTTACGTTATAACGTCTAAACATCTTCATACCCGCCGATGACGCCGACTCTACCATAGGAGGACCGGCGATTGCGGCAACGGACGCCCATCTATTATTTTCAACCGCTTCCTTATTAGCTCTGTGCCATCCTGCTTCTTTAGCAAACCGAGCAACCGTTTGTTCTCTCGCTGTTCGAGCGGTGTTGATACCTTTATAGGCGTTGCGGGTGTTTTGCCCGACCAACAGATCCAAACTCGCCCCCGATACACCCGATAACACCGCTTTCATACGAAAGACACCCGTGTCCATTATCCCTTCTCTGCGGGCTTGGTCTTCCCTATCCAAATAGAGAACATCCGCCCTAAGAGCGTTTTCTTCCGCTAGTAATGATCGATATTCGTGGTCTCTAATCGACGACCTGTGCGAAGCAAGCGTCGAAGAAATACGAAGCCCAGCTCCAACAAGGGGTGACGCAAGTGATAATCCATATAAGAGGTCATCCATGCCTATGCTCATATCGCTCTCCTTCAAATTGCGTGTGTGCGGTGATGGAAGTAAGACAGAAATAACCTCCGGTCTTTTGGCGGATGATTATTTCAGGGTTAAGCGACGCATCGGACGGGACTAAAACCTCAAATTCGCCCGTCTTCGGTTTGCCTCGTAACTCCTCCACAGGGACAATAGGAAAACCTAATATCCCAACTTCAAGATCAGCGGTGTTGATAACTCGAACCACTACCTTGAATATACGACGCTTCTTACCCATTGTGCTGTTGAAGGACTCACTCGTATCCATACTGGGAATACAAACATACCGCTCGTTCGCACCTCCTTCATATTCATCCTCTTTTGATCCATCATCTTTTGCCAACCTTGGAAGTGTAGCATCTCGTTCTACCTCAATTCTTGGTTCATCTTCCCAAGAGCTTAAAGACCGTTTAAACTCCTCAAAATAGATGTCCGATTCAGTATCCGCATGCATGCGTTTAGGGTTTACGTAACTACTTACCTCAAAGGAGGGAGTACTTATCTTGGGTGCAGGAGTAAGTTGATGCCAACCCTTCCAACTCAATAAAGCCTTAAATCGTTTAGCGAGATCGTCAGGTAAACCAGCCATTACATCGCTGGGTTCAACCTTCTCGTAGTCCATCATCAAAGACGGATCACCGCCCGCTTTCTGAATCGTTTTAGAGACTGAATAAATAGGATGAAGGCGATCCATATCCTTCATAGCACCTAAAATAGCCGGCTCATAAGTACCCAAGGGGTATTCAAAGCTCGCCTTAAAATCCTCCTTATACTCATTCCACAAGCCATATGCATTATCTATGTTGAGTTCTTTTAAACGGCTGGATAATTGTGCAACCAATTTCTCTCGGGTTTTCTGTAGCTTTTTTTGATTTTTATTCGGGTTCGGGTTTTCCTTCGCATCGGCTTCAATCACCGATTTCAACTCTTTTATCTCTCTCTCAAACTCGGATCGAATAAAAGAGACAATCCGTTCATCATTACTCTCTTTATACTTTTTCGCCCTACTTAATTGGGTTTGCAACTCTTTTAAATCGGCGGTAGAATCAGAAGGTTGCTGGGCTAACCCAGATAAACGCTCCACTTCCGCATTGAGGTGGGCTTGATTTTTAAGCGAACGCTCAAAGGCGTAGATAGTCCAATACCGTTCTTCCTTTATGGCGTTGTTTGTCCAATCGCCATAAAAAATCTCAAATAATTTAGAATAACTTGAATCAAACTTCGATTGCACATCCAAAGACGAAAGAGGCGGAAACGTGTAATCCCCTTGAAGGATTTTTTCACTCCCCGAAATAATAGTGTATAATGGCGGTTGCTCTTGCGGAATGTCTTGAAATATCCCGTAAAGACGTAGCTTAATCCGAATGTCCATAACCGTCTTATTAACTTTCTGCAGTTCCGATCGAATGTCACTAAGATAAGACTCTGATTTCCCTCGTTTAGGGTCTTCTTTAACCAGCCTCCTCGTATGGTGCGTAATCTCTTTGATAAAGTTGTTAACTGCGATCACGCTCTTTTGATGTTTACTTGATAACACTTCAAAACTGTGTTTCCGAACAGAGCTTTCCCCCGCCTCCACGGCTTTAGACATTGCGTCTACAGCGTTCTTATTCGCCCTCAAGTTTTCAATACAGTGGCGAAAAAGGACATCCAATTTCTGATATACCGCCTCAACCCCGTGAAGTTCATCCTTTTCATACATAAGTCCTAAAGGACTCCACTGAGATAAAAAATTATGAATGCGGTAATAACCAAAATCGTTATCAAGGAAATGATTAATCGCTTTATCGGACTCCTGTGTCCCTTTGTAAGATCCGTCTACAGGACTGTACGAACGGTAGAACACCTTCGCATACTTCTGAAAACGTTGCTTTATCTCATCCGGGGATAAGGATTTCCATTCTTTATAGGAATCCCAAGCCTTCTCTTGCAAATCCTCGCTTTGCATTCTAGATTGCTGAATAATCTCAGCTACTCGGAGGTTTTCCTCTTGTTCTTGGAGTTCCTTCTCTTTTTTGGTTAGTTTAATACCAGCATAGTCGCTTTCCCCAACGCCTATATCAGAAGCCAATGGCTTCTCTCTTTGATCCTGAGGTTTCTTATCCTGGATACCCTTGTGAGCTTGAGCCGGTGGGGCTTTGGCAGTAGGAATGGCTGGAGTCTCATTCTTAGTATGGGTCTTCCCAGCCAATAACGAGTTGTCAAGGATATCTTGATTCTTTCTTTCAGTTTCCTCTCTATCGTCCGTCTCTGTTGTACCGGGTTCTTTCCCTTTTTTACCCTCGTCTTTTGCGGGCTCTGCTTCTTCTTTAACCTCTTCAAGCTCTTCTTCTTTAGGCGGAAGTTTAACAGAATGAGTCGGGACGGAAGGGAGCCCTAAACCAAAATCATCCCCCTCCGCTTTTATAGGTGTCTTCTCTTGTAGTTCCTTATCCGCTTTCTCTCTGTCGGCTTTTTCTTTAGCTTCCTTATCCGCTTTCTCTCTGTCGGCTTTTTCTTTAGCTTCCTGTTCTCTTCTTTGTTTTTCTTCTTGTGCGTTAGCCCGGGCCAGCACCGTAGCCTGTTTAAGTTCACTCGTAAAATTGGCGACGTTGGCTATTGTCGAATACGCAAGCCTAGTTTCCGCTTTAAATCGATTACCATGTCTTATTTCCGCCCAGTGATAGTCAGCCTTAACCTTAGAAGCTAAGTCTCTCAGTTGCTTTATTTGATCGTAGGTTACGCCGCCTAACCCCTCGGTTCTCGTTATCCTCCCAATCCAACTAGCAATGTTGGTGCTCGTTCGGGCCCACTCATCCGACTTATCCCCCACTCTTCCGTTTACCCAGTCGTTAGCGAGATCCCAATAAATGTGGGCGTACGCAGCATGATAACGGGCTTTGGATGATCCTTTTTCGGATTCATCGTATTCCTTTTGATGGTTTTTTATTTCTTTTAAAAACTGGTTCAGTTTATCGTTGAAATAAGTATGATCAAAAGCAAGCCCTCTTAACTTCCTATGCCCTAACTCTGCGTTTACATGCTTTTTTACCACCTCCTTAATCTTGGTAAACACCACATCTTGCATATTATTCGATTTCAATAATACTTTAGAAATCGATGTAAAAGTATTCGGTGGAGTGTTTTCTTTCAGCTTTGTGCCCACATCAATCGCTTCAATAATATGACTATCCGCTGTTTCCTTTGATTTCTGAGCCAATTCTAGAAATCTAAAAGCGTCTTTCATATTATTGTTGATTAAGGCAGATTCAACCTTTCTAATATTTTCTTGTGTGGACTCCAAATCAAATCCTGCGGATTCTAATGCGTCTCGAACCTGTTTGTTTATTTTATGCTCATCCTTAGTCTCGACCATATCCATAAACCGATACAAAAGACGGTCGCTTTTGTCCGATAAAATCACCTCACCGGTTTCAGCAAGTCTCTTAAGTGTGTCCCCTACTTCCTTAAGATCTTTGAGACCTGCTTCGATCACCAAGGTTAAATCTCGGCTTACAACTCGTTCATAACGCTCAGAGACTTTTTTCAACCGTTGTTCAATCGGGCCTACGATATAATCGTAACGGTCTTTATGGGGATTGAGATCAGATGACCATGCAATGATGAATTCTCTCAAATGTTTAATATTATCTTGGATAGACGTAATGGTCTTAGCTACGTCTTCGGAAGGTATTTTATCCTGATCAAGATTATTGGTTTGATAGTCAATCGAGGTGGCTAACTCATTCATCACTCTAAGTCGTTCTAAAACCTCTGGATCTTTTGATATCAGTAGTTTTTCTGTCTCTTCTTTAATCCTTTTTTCAGAAGCTTTTTTTTCCTCTTCTTCCTGTTCTCTCATTTTGTGCATAGCCAAATCACTAGCCCCGGCACCAACCACTGCAGCACCCACACCCGCCACAGCTGCTCCGACCCAACCTATAGGAGTTGCCAGAGCCGCTGCTGTAGCCACCGTGGCAAGACCCGCACCAACTGTAGCCGCAATCGATGTAATTGAATTCCAAAATCCCATTAGAACCACACTCCTTATAAAACTTTATTTAAAATCATCCAATAGCTTCAAACGAACGGTGAAGGAACGTTCCTCGCCAGCCGACAGTGCGACCAACATCCAAAGTGATGTTCCCCCACGATTATCATTCGGAAAAGAGGCGGCGGATAAAACATAATGTTTATCGCTAATCATGTGGGTATGCCACGCAAAATCCCCTTCCCCCTCAGCCGAAAATCGGCAACCTAGCAAGCGAGGAAAAGAGTTATCCTTAGGTTCCAGCACCACCCAAACGATCGAATGCGGCTCTTCTTGATACACCAACTGCAGTATACGCTGATTGAACAAATGATCAGCGAGTTGCGTTATTTCATTGAATCGAAACCCTTGTTCGGTGCTCCCTGATATATATTTAATCCGTCGCCCCACCCCACAAACAAAGACCAGACAATCACCAACGCTCACAGGAGGACAAGCGTACACTCCTGATCCCGATACCCGTCGAAAATCAATAGATAATCCCTTAGAAAGGCTGATGGACAAAAGCCATAAAGATGTATCACACCCAACCAACACCCCTTCCCCGAACGGATGCATCCAATGAATGGTGCTCGCAGAAAAGTCCGTAACCGCTGTCGTTAACGCTTTCGTAGGATCGTAACACCCGTATTCCCCATCAAGAGAAAAATCGTAAAAAGCCCCAAAACTCGATAAATAAACCGAAAGTTCATCGCCCTTACTGCCAGAGAACAGCAATCGATTATTATGAAACGTTACATGTGACGGATAACCCTCTTGCTCGCCCCACGCACTCATAAACCACGAAACAACAGAGACTCCTGCTTGAAAAAGGGTCTGCGACTGAGGAGCTACGGATATTGAACGCCCATCTTTCGAAACGTCTTTTATATCCCCCCATACATAATACGGATCTACAGCCCCTGAAGCCGATTCCCGGGAGGTTTTAGAAGAAAGATTGAGGACGGTTATCCAAGTTATATTATTGTCCTTAACGTACGTTGCTCCTTTTGAATAACCAAAACGATCCCCCGATCGACCCGTGGTAAGACTTCGGTAGACTTTATCATCCGCAACGATATAAGCACCTATAGAATAATTTGTGTTCTTAGCCCACTCTGGCGGATGACATCCTAAACGAATACTCCTTCCCTTATCGAGGGGTTTAAAGATCTTCATATCCGATGTAATACGGGCAGTACTGGTGTCCGCTTGAGATATCGACAGCTTTGCGTTCGACTTAACCCCTGAAATCATGCCGTCCCCCAGCCAAGGAGGAGGAAGAAACTTTATCTCATCAAACGTAAACGAGATTTTATCCCCGTCTTGGATGTAAAGAAGGTGGTGGGGTGGATGATCCTTATGGACAAAAACCGCAGTTGATCCAAAAACCGCATATTCTAAGCTCTTATTATCCTTAAAAGTATAGGGGGTTTTATACGTTTTCCCGAAAAGAGCCGGAGACCACTTCGTAGAAGATCTTACAACGACGATCTGTAGTTTTTTATCCCCAAAAACCATTAACGCATAACCACCGTCTGGGATGCTAAAAGAAAACACACGGTTTGATCTTGGATCTAAACGACAATCTCTGTACTCTTGCATAAGAGGCATAGAAACCAGGGGTCCATATCTTAAAGGGATAAGATTGCGGCTCTTCGCAACCCCTTGAGCGTGCAGAGACAAGTCTTTACGGGACTGAAGAAGACGTGGCGACAGCTCGCCAGCGGAAAAAGAATGCTTTGTCCACGTCGTATTAACCATTGTGATACCCCCTGTCTTCAGGAATTTCTACACCATCCATGTCCATAGCAACCGCTAAAACTCGCTCGCTTTCACCTTTCAAATAGGATCGCATTTGATCATCCGAGATTAAAGGAGGACACAGTTCTCCTGCCAGTTTTAAAGCAAACGCCTCTTGATAGAGGGGATCACAATCCGATAGGGGAACTTCCCCAATATACTTAAGAGAAAGCGGGCGGGGGGTATCACCACGAGCTACAATATATCTGCCCCTTAACTGAGTTTCCTCACTCGTATTTAAAACTTTAAGACATTTTAAGGGAATATAATATTTTAACTCCCCGTTATATGTAAAATATAAAGGTGATAAGTCCATCGACTGCGTCGCAAAACTCCATGAAAAAGAACGCAATAGACCCTTATGAATTGGAGGTAACAAAAGACGGCAATAGTCCGCTTTGAGACTCCTTTCGTTCCAGTTCTCGAGGGGGCGTTGCCCTAACTTCAACAACGCCCAATTACAGATCTCAAGTTCCGTCATCTTCAGTTAAGCGGCTTTCTTATCTAGCCCTAATGAACTCTTGGTTATTTCCAGACCAAGAACCTTTTTAGGTTCAACCCTCGCCGCTCCAAATGATGCCGTCGCAGTGATTTGAGGAGCGTGCCACTTTTGGGCGTTTTCCCCGTACTTAACTACAATATTCTTCCTTTGAGCAAAGGCGACCCCGGATGCACACCAGCAAGGAAGAACGTACGGGACCCCGTCACGCAACTTCGGAAACTTTATATCATTTGGAAATCCGGAGTTACCGGGCACTTTTTCGATATTGACAAAGGTAAACCCAGCGAAAAAATCAATCTTACCCGCTTGAAGTGAGGCCGTGTTCACGTAGTCTTTGCTCGTGGCTTTATCCAAAGCAAACAAACGCACCCACACATCGGAAGGCAAACCAACGATAAGCTTTTCGCTGTCCACCTGAACATCGTTCTTCATCCACCACGCTTTCGCCTTGATAAGCTGACCGATGAGGG